GCCCATCGCGTTGCTGAGGGCGTGGTTCGTCAGGGTGTACCGGGTCTTGTAGTAGCTCCCGATCTCGCCGTTGAGCGGGTACTTGGTGTACTTCCAGATGTCCTGCAGCTTGTCGTGCAACCCTCGAGCCGCCTGGACCGACAGGATCCCCACGTAGGAGCGCCCATCGTAGAACGGAGCCAGCATGTTTCCGATCAGGTAGTCGACGATGTTCTTGGCGTGGTAGTCGTCGAAGCTGGCGGAGCATGTCTGGGTTGGAGTTGCGTCCGTGTAGATGTTCCTGGTTGCCGCCGAGGACGCCACGTAGACGATCTTCGCGAGGGCGAACTGAGCTTCCACCGCGATGTCCATCGTCTTCGAGGCATCGTTCTTGAGGATCCGCTGGATCTTGTCGTTCTCGTCGAAGGTCGACAGGGCTTCCAGCTTCCCCGTGAACCCGTGGGCGTTCCCGTACTCCGTGACGGTCAGCGTCCCCTGGTACGGGGTGTGAGTCCGTCGCGGAATGGTGTTCGTCTCGACAAGGGTCCCGCCGGCCGTGCCGATGTTGGAGAACTTATCGAAGTTCACCACATCCCCCTTCCGGGTACCCTGCGCTTCCTTGACATCGCAGAATTGCCGGAAGATCTGGATCTGCTGCGCGGCGTGACGGAATCCCTTGGAGAGCTTGGCGTTTGCCAGATACGATCCCTGGCTAACCCATGAACTATTGCTCAAATTACGCTCTCCCTTCGGGTCAGATTAGAGTGCGCTGCCGTGACAGTCGCGCCTTGCGTTCCGCAAGCTCTCCGCTGGCAGAATAGTCCGCGGGAGTTTCCCCGCCGCCTTCTTCCGGCATCGACCCGCGGGGGCTCGGCGCTCCTGCCCCGTCGAGGCTCTCTTTCCGGGTGTTCAATTCGTTGGCGATCCTTTTCCGGATGGTGTCTTCGTAAGTCCTGAAATGAGTCGCCACCCTTTCGCCGACCTCTTCTACGGTCAGAGTCGGATCGGCTTGAGCGATTGCAAGGGCTACCCCACGTGCTGATCCATCCGCCAGGTACGGGAGGACATGGGGATGCTTCTTCCGATAGGCATCGCGGTATTCGTTGTCCGCTTGCTCCCGGACTGTTTTGTCCGCCTCAAGGCGGGCCGCCTCTTCCTTCTCGGATTTCTGCCTCTCCATCTCCGCGAGCTCGGCGTGAGTGACCGGCTGGCCGCCCTTCTCGAGTTCGGCCTGTTTGTCGTGTTCCACGACCTTGTCCATATCGACGTATTTGGAGACCATGTCGATTTGCTTCTGGAGCGATTCTCGCTTCTGCCGCTCCTCCGCGAGGACCTGTTGATTCTTCGTGTAGGACGCCTGGGTATCCTTCCATCGCTTTATTGCTTCGTCCTCCGTGAGAGGGGCAGAGGCTGCAGAATCCGGCTTTGCCGGGGGCGCCTCGTCCTTCTTCGGGGGGACTTCTTCCTTCGGCTCGGAAGCGGAATCGGGAGCCTCGAACTTCTCCATGATCTTTTCCCGGGCGCTTACCGGCCGTTGCTCGTCTACGACGGGAGTGATCTCCGCTCCCCCGCCGCCACCACCACCCTCAGTCCCGGGCTCATCGAGCCTGGGGAATTGAGGGCGAAACAGTTGATGGAACATACTTCCCTCCCCGCCTGTCCCCGTTTCCGGGGGAATAGGCTATTCGTCTTGCGTGATATCCGGCCCGGTTGCAGCCGGCGAGTCGATGTCGAGCTCCTTGTCCAGCGCTTTCAGGTGTAGCCAGTCCATGAGCCCTTTCATCGCGTTCGCCCAAGTAAGCCCCTGGATCATCTTCGGATGGGAATCCACGTTCTCATTCGCCTGGTCGATCCCGTCCGCCATCATCGTTTGGATCCGTGGTTCGATGACAACCCTCCAGGTGCCGGAAGACAGGAACTCCGATACCGCCGTTCCCTCTTCCTTCCTCCGCTTCAGGTCCACTTACTTCGTTCTCCTCGAGCTGGCTATGGTCTGCTTCCCACCGCCCGACCCGCCGGCCTTGCCCGAATGGCAAGTCCCGCCCCCGTCCGACTTGACCGACCCCGTGGGCTTCGGTACGGAACCGACCCTCTGGTGAATCGCGCCGGTCTTCTTCACTCCGCCGCTCGGGAAGTTTGCCTTCCCTGATCCGCCGTCCTTCATCGCTTGCTCCTTTCCTCTCCTACTGGAGATTTTGGGGTGATGCCGGTGAACTCTCCGCCATGATCGGCCCTGCGTCCGCCGGTTTACCGCCCCCGCCCGTGAGCCGCATCATCATCTCGAGCGGGATCGCCGCGCCGGTCTGCCTGTTGACAAGGTTGTTGCCCTGCAGCTCCAGGACCAGCATCTCGGGGTTCTGCCAGTCGAAGCTGGTGAACAGCCGCATCAGGAACTCCTCCGCGTTGAGCCTCATGGCCAGCTGCGGGATCTGGGACATGCTTCCCAGCATCTGGATCATGTCTTGGCGGTTCTTCTCCTTGTCGAAGAACGCCTGGAGTCCCCGGAGCTTCAGCGGGTACCGGCTGTTGTAGAACGCGGCCTTCTCCGGCTCCGGTAGATTCGTGAGGTCGATGTTCTCCTGCATGAAGATGTCGACCGTCTCCGGGCAGAGCACGGGGTCCATGAAAAACTGGACCGTGAAGTCCCTCGTCAGCTGCACCGATTCGATGATCGCGCTCTTCTCGATCGACTCCGCGATGTTCTCGAAGGACAGGGTGGACGCCTGGGTCTTCGTGTTCACTTCGGTAGCCGTCGTCTCGCCCTTGACGGTGGGCATCCCCTGCATGAACTCCGTCCAGCCGGTGTAGTTCTGTACGAACTTCTTCAGCGCCTCGATGAAGACGATCCCTCCCTGGGGGAGATCGTTCCCCATGTCCGCTATGTTGATCGCCTTCCCGGGGGCTCCCTTCGTCGCGAAGCTCTTCCCGGGGATCAGTCCGCTTTCCGCCTGGCCGGGATCCGCCAGCATCTGCTTGTTGATCTCGTTCGGAGGCAGCAGGACGTATAGGAGCTTGTCGCCCATCATGTTCGCCACGTTGTCGATCGCGTTGAGGATCGCCCGTACCCCGTCGATCATCCCCGCGCCGATCAGCGAGAACAGGACCTTCAGGGGCGTGATGAACACGTAGGGATGGGAGCGGGTCCAGTACGGTACCGGCTGGGGTTTCATGATGAGGAACTTCTTGTTCGCGACGATGTACCGGCACTTCCGCATGACGATCTTGCCTTCCTTGTCGGTGAGATCGCCGTGGAAGGTATGCAACACGCAGCTCTTGCGGAACGTATTCTTGAAGTCGAGGATCTGCAGCAGCTTCCGGCGCTCCGTTTCCGCTTCGGTTTCAGGCGCCGTCTCGTAATCCTCCGACAGCATCTTGTTCACTTCCCTGTTGTCGTATCCCTTGCGCTTCGCGTCCCGCTTCAGGTCGTGTAGGTAGACCCTGGTTTCCTCGATGATGAAGGACCGATCCAGCGGGTACGACAGGAACAGGGGGTTCACCACGGTGCATTTCAGCTTCGCCCGGTCCTTGATCTGGCGGACGAATTGGAATGCCGGGTTGGCCGGGTCTGCGCTGGTGGACGCCCATATGATCTGTGCGTCCTCCTCGAGCACCGGATCGAACCGGAGAACGCCCTCCATCATGGTGAACGCGGACTCGCAAGCCTCCTCGAACCGCTCGAGGAAATCCGACTCGTCGACATGGTACCGGACCTTCTTCGTGAACGCCCTGGCGAAGTTGTCCATCCTGTCCGTAGGAGGCGGGATCGGCATCCCCGTCACGGGGTCGATCATCGGCGGTTGCTGCGGGGCGTTGTCCTGCCGCTGAGGCTCGAACGTGAAGAACGTATCCGTCTTCGCGAGGATCTTCTTGATGAGCCCTGCAGCTCCCTTGATCGCCGGGTATACCGTGGGGACTACCATCTTGTGCTGCCATTTCTGCTTCTTCGAGAAGTCCCGGAAGGACCTGTACCGCTGGTAGCATTCCTTCTGGACCTTCCGGACGTCCTTCCAGCATTCGGACTCCTTGAGACAGGCAGCCAGGTGATCGACTACTTCGGTTTTTATCAAGGTCTCCCCCCGTCGAATCCGCCGCGGAATGTCTTCCCGGCGTACCGCCCGTCGTAAACATCGTTGTGGTGAAACCGCTC